ACGCGCCCCCATCAGCCGCAGGTGCCCACAGCGTGCGGGATAGGGGTTGGAAGAGTTGCCAGGGGTTCTTTATTAACTTAAGCCCAAGCGGTTCGGGTAGAAAGTTAAACGCACCAATCACCAAACCGATGTGACCCGGCCATCCCTGCGTCCCGGCGTAACTTATCAGCGCTGTCCCGTTTGCACTGAACGGGGCCGTCGTATTGTTTGCGGAAACTCGTTGTATCGCACCCGTGTTGATATTGCGTAGGTAACCGTACATTTCACCGGTATCTGTGCGATGTGAACAGACAAGTACATAAGCACCAGCCGACATTGTGAAATCTGGGAATGCAAATACCCCGCCCTTCTCCATCCGCATCAACGTGCCATCCGAATTACCATATCCAAATAGGTAGCTGCCGTGATCACTTGAGAATTCAACTAGGCGTGGTGAAAATCCACCAGATTCCCATGTAAAAACCGCAATTATTGTTGCTTTATCCTGAGAGCTTGGAACTGTGACAGATTTTGTGACTTGGCTCGAACTTAGCGGGGCTGAATAATACGACTTGCCAAAAGACGTTACCGCAGGGTTCAGTGATGCAGATGAAGACCAAACTCCAGACGAACCGTCAACTCCCCCTTGCGCGGCATTGAAGAATATGAACGGCCTTAGTCCCCAAAGCCCAAGTTTGGCCGTGGTTACCGCTTGTGGCTGGCTAGTCCACGGCGTGCTGGTTATCAGGCGTGCCATGTCTGACCGCGCTTACGTGTACTGCTTGGTCTTGGGCGTGTAGTAGGCCGCGCTGCCAGCCGCCGCCAGGCCCGCTGTCGTTGTCGTGCTACAGTTTTGCGAGATGTAAATGGCGTGGTGCGTTGGCATCTCGCCGTTGAACAGTGAGACGATGCCGGTTTGGGGAAACGTGTAGATGGCGGACGCTGAAGCATCAACCTCGATTGAGTACAGCAGGCGGCACAGCGAATTGCGCTCCTCGGCGTCGGCAAAACTTAGAGCGCCCTCAGTGCCGATAGTGCCAGTCGCGGTAGCAGGCCAAAGCGGCGTATCGTTCAGGCTCGCAACCACATAAATGTTAATTTGCCCGGCCTGCCGATTGCTCGCGTGCGTCGTGAACGTGAAGCCGTACATGTAATCCAGGTACACGTTGGTCAAGTTGCTGACGGATGGGCTTGTCCACCCGGCCAGGTAGTCAAATGAGCTGGCCAGGCTGTGCAGGTTGGTGACCGTCATGGCGGTGGACGCCGCCGGGTACTTGTCCCTGATATCGCCGGGCATTTAAAGCTCCATTGCTATTTGCAGATTGTCATTTGATACATTGCCTTCAAGCACCAGTGTTCCAGGGCTTATCAGCGTTCCGGTGCCGGTGGCAAACAGGCGCTCAAACCGGGTCGCAACCCGTTTGGACATTGCTGTTATGTGAGTGCGGTTGCCCAAGCCACCCGCCCCGCTGAAAATGTCTGAAAATGCAGCGGTGATGCTGGCAAGGGTTGGATTGACGGTTCCGGTGCTGTTGAACATCTCCCGGAACGCATCCCGCTCGCCTTGGGAGCGCGTGATGTACGCACCTCCCGCCCAGGAGAACGTCGTGCCCTCGCCCGATGTGCCGGTCAGAATGTCATGGCGGCTCAGAGAGGTCTTGGTCACTTGGAACGCCGGAACCGCCGCCGCGTTGTAAAGTTTCTGGATGGCAGCCGTCCCTGTGCTAGTCAGAGGCAGCGTGTTCATGTCCGGGCTGGCAAGAATGTCGGCTTTCAGCACTGCGTATTGTTCTGGTGATAGTGACATGTTTTTTCCTTAAGCCGTTGCGGTATACGTGATAGTTAATGTATTTGTCGGAACAACCGCCTGATCGCCGCCCGTGAACAGGCCTGCGGAATACAAGGTGCCCGCCGTGCTGTCGATGGTGGAGACGGCGCCCGAGCCGTAGACCAAAAACACACCCTTGGCCGTGCCGGTGCCGGTGATGGCAAAGACGGGAGCCGCCGATGGCGATTTACTCTTGGCTGCTGCGGCTGACCAGGCAATCGTTTTGCGCGGCCCGGTATACGTTGGTGCATTGGTGGTGCCCGCTTCCGTCCAGGTCGCATGGGAGGCCATGGTGTCGGCGATCACTGGCACACCGCTGTAACCCACGGCACCGATGAGGCCCATGAAGGGGCCAACCACGGTATAGGCGCTTCCTGCTAGGATGGTGTCCAGGGCCAGGTTGGCGCCAACGGTTGTCACCACGTTGGGTGCGTCTTGAGCCCACTTCACTTCGGTGAGGGACTTCAAGTAGTCCTCTAGCTGCTTGATTTCGTCGAGCATGGCTTTCAAGAACCCGAATACCAGCAATTTCGGCATGAACCGGAACAGCTTGTCACGTTTGGCGCGCAGGGCTTGCAGGCGCGGGAACTCGCGCAGGTACTCGGCGGCGTGTTCGGGCTTGTACCCCTCACAAATGCCGTGGTAAACGCCGGTCAGGCCAAGGCGGGCAGAAGATTCGGCCGTCTGCGAGACGATGCCATTCGCGCGGTCGCCCGCTTTGATTGCTTCAAACATGATCAGACTCCTTGGATTTCGGTTTCGTTGAACCAGCGGGTTTGCGGCTGGCCATCACCATCGGTGTCGGGATACTCGACGCAATACTGGAACGTGTCGCCGTCCTCAAGGAAGCGTTTTTCAGTGACGACGCCTTGGATGGGTGCCGGGACGATTTGGCGAACGGTGTCGCCCTTCTTGATTGCCATGGTGGGCTCCTTAAAAAATTGCTTTAACGATGTGCGGTCTCTTGTCGCGGTGTTTTCTCTGCACGTTTGCATCTGGACGAATCCCGAAGCTGCGTTCAAAGATGGCTTCTTGTCGCGCTGCTTCTGGCTCGTCCAAGGTTTCCGAATCCTTCTTCATCAACGCACATCGGTACATCCACGGCATCAAGCGCATGTGGTAGAGGCTCTTGACTTCTGGCGTGGTGGTTTCTGGCGTGGCGTCCGTAAACGGCACAAGGTGGGTGCGGTTTACCGTCATGGAAATTGAACTGGTTGCAGCCACGGAATCGACCGTAGGCGTGGGCACCAGGCGAATGTTGGTTTCTGTCATGAGGTATTGGCTCGGACGCCCTGACAAGGTTTCCCAGGAGGGCACTGCGCAGTCCATCATTTCGACGCTTGTTTCTGCCAGCGGAAAGCCGTCATAAACCACGCGCTTGACCCTCAGCACTGAGTCGTGCAGCGGGTAGCTTGAAACGCCTGCGGTAAGGCTGATTTGGCAACACGCGATGGTTGTCCGGTCTTCGATCAACAGCGCTCGTTCACACGCCTCATCAATTGCCGAGTTGAGATACGCGCTGATTTCCGCAAGCGACCACAAATAGGGCGCTTGCTTGTCGTCAAGCTGCGACCGAAACTCGGCGATGATGCCCGCAAAGGTCATGCGTTACGCCTTGGCCAACTCTTCCCAGATGGCATCAACTTCGCTGCGGTCAACGGTGAACCCGACCTTTTCGATCAGACGACCCAGCGATGGCTTGCCTTGCTTGGTGAAGTCTTGTGCATCGCTGCCCGCCAACATGGCGTTCAGAGCGTCAACAATCACCTGTTTCCGGTCAAAACTCGGCTTCCCGGCCTCACTGGTTTCCTCAACGCCTTCGGGCAAGCAGCCTTGTGCGATGGCTTCTTTGTGAAACCGGCTGTCAATCTCGCAGCCCTCCGTGGTGACGACAGCGGTATGCCCACTGGTGAGAGCAAGCGAAATGTCAAAGCCAGTAACAGAGCGAAATTTCATTTTTCACCTTCAAAAAACCCCGGCGATGGTGAGAAAGCCGGGGGTTAAAAACCGGAACGCGCCGGTGTCGCACTGCAATCGTTTACTGGCCCAGGCCGAAGGCATGCAGCGCACGACCCTTGACGATGTACTGGACGGTCAGCCGGGCCGCACCCGCCGTTGCAGCGCCGCCAACGAATGCCGTGGTGCCGTTCAACACTTTTTCCGTGTTGGTGTGGGTGAACCCTGCCAACGTCAACGCTGTGCGCGCGGCAGTCTTCAGATCAACCGTTGTCGCATAGCGCGTGGCCAGGGTCACATCGCCAACGGACAGGGTTGCCGTGGTACCGGTGTTCCAGGCGGTTGTCACCGTCAGGTCGCCGCCGATGACGATGGCGTTCTGCGGAATGTCCATGGCGGCATAGGCCGTGGCCGTGGTGGGAATGTCGGCAAAGGTGAAGTCCACCGATGCAACGATGACCTCCTGGCGGCCCGAGTTTTTGGTGATAGGCATGATGTTTGTCCTTCAAATGGGTTGGGAAATGCGCCGGGTGTTGGCCCGGCGTTTTCTTGCTGTTAGGCGATGTAGGTGTCCAGCGCAACGACGCCAAAGTCCTGCACCGAGCCGTTGTAGGTCGAGAAGAACGTCGGCTTCACCAGGCCCAGCATCTTGTCGATGTTGATGCCCTGTTGCGAGCCGTACTGGAACTCCTTCTCGTTCCACTCCGGTGCGCCCAGGTCGGCCATGCCCAGCGCCTGTGCGCCGCAGAGCAGCGAACGTGTGCCGTTGACGTTGCCGCCAGCGCCCCACTTGGCGCCAGCCAGTGCGCCTTTGGTCGTGTAGACCAGGCGGTGTTCGTGGATCACAGCACCGTCGATGGTCACTGTCGCACCCGTGAACCACGGGGAATCGGTGCCGCCTTTGGTTGCCACACCCACCACCGCGCGCTGATAGTCCGCATCCTTCTTGAGCGCGGCCAGCGTGCCGGGCGCCACAAACAGCACGTAGTACTCTTTGCCGCCAGACATCAAGGGCTTGACGTAGTTCTCTTTCGCGTAAGCGATCAAGTCCACAATCGTTTTGTAGCTCGGGATGTAGGTCGAGGCAATGGTGCCGGTGGCAGAGACTTGCAAACTGGTGCCATCCCACATCAACGAGCGCTTGGAGCTGGGTGCAGACACGTCAGCAGCAAAGGCCAAGTTGGGGAAGGGTGATGCAGTCCGGGCGGCGCCGTTGTTGAGCAAGGCGTAAGACAGCCCGGAAAGCGTCAGGAAAGCCAGTTGGTCAACCCGATTTGCCAGCCAGTAGGCCAAGCGATCTTTGCCCATCTCGCGGAAGTTGATGACCGATTTCTGGTCGGACAACTTGCCCTTGTTGCGCACCGAGTGCGTAATCAAGTCGATGTTGACGACCTTCGAGTAGCTTTGCATCGCCTCCTCGTTGCCTTCGCGCTCGTTGTCACCGATCACACCGTCATCGACCAGATCGGCCACCAGGTGCATGATGACCTGCTCGCCGCGCTCGGTCTTGGTCAGTTCGGTGATGCGCTGAATCACGGCGTTGTCGCCGCTGCCCATGAATTTCTTCACGAACATCATGTCGCGGGCGGCTTGCCACACGTCACGAGACCAGACGATCTTTTGTTGCGACGTAAGCGCCGCGAAATTTGTTAGTCCACCAGACATGTGAGTTCTCCTAAAAGGTTACGTACTTGCGTTTCACTGCGGCATACGCTGCCAATTGCGGAAAACATGACTGGTGGGGCGGTCAAGGACGCCGGGACTGTTTAACGCCGGTCCTGCGGCGAAGTCACCCGTTCAGGTGGGTGAGTCCTTGGGGTCTACATATCCCCGCGTGCCCGCCTTTTTTCTGCCAGGGTGAGGTTTTCAAACTGCTCATCTGACATATTTGCGACATCCACGCGGCCTGCTGTGGCCCGGTTTCCTGTCCCAGCTTGCACCGTTGGAGGCTGCAGGTTTGAATCTGCGGCGCCACGCGCGAGTGCGGCTGCGGTGCGAGTATCAGCGGCGGGTTTGCCGCTGGTCAAACCACTACTGGGGGGCGCTTCACTTTCAGGCGCGAATTTGGGAGCGATGGCGGCAACGGCGGTGCGCAGCGCTTCGGCTGGGACCATGCCCCTGGCAATCTTGGCATCCCGCGATGCGATGATCAATTCCAGTGCCTCGGCGCCGTCTTCTGTGTCCAGATAGGGGAAGTCAGCTACCGCTTGCGTCGATGCTTGCTGGAGCGACGTGGCGGCCTGCTCATGGGCAGTATCAGCCCTGACTTGCTGCACCGTTTGGCTGATCAGGTTGGCATTGATCTCTCGCCGGATTGACTTCGCCAGGTCGGCATTGCCATCGAGCATCGCGTCGATGTACTCCTGCTCCTTCGCGTCTTCGTCAAACGTGGCTGGAGCGGGCTTGGCCGCAGGCGCGCGCAGCGATTCAATCACCCGATGGGCTTCAGCCAGCTCGGCAGCCAGCTCATTCTTGCGGTTGTTGACTTCATCGAACCGTACTTTTGGGATGTGCTGCGGCCTGGTGTCGGGCTCGGGTGGCACCTCAACAGCAGGATTGTCCTTTTCAGGCACTGGGGCAGGTTCCTTTGCAGGCAGCTCGTCGGCAAGCACATCGCCGCGATCTTCAGCCTCCCCTTTGTCCACGTTTTCCGTGGTCGCTTGGCCATTGACGGAAATCACGTCGCCGGTCGTATCGTCATCTTCTTGCAGTGCCATTTTTAGTCCTTTGCAGTGGTTGGGGTTGGGAAATTCTTGTTGTTATGGGGATGCTGAGTATTTCTCTCGCTGTGCAGCCATATTTGCCTTGATCAGCGGGGTTGCTAGATGATTTGGCCAGGCATCCACCATGACGTTGCAGCACGGGTCGCACAGGCCGTCATGGTTTTCCTTGATCGTGTGGTAGTGCCAGCACCTTGGGCATTTCACGTAATTTGGGTCGTCGCGCAGCGCAGTTACGACAACGCGCGGCATCGGGCTTTCCAGCAGTTCATA